AAATACGCCTGCACTCAGCCACGCTGGATTACACCAAAATCCTAGCATGGATTCGACTGCTGGAATTGCTCCGAGTAATTCGGAAGAAGCCAAAGGCAGCGGGATGCATAGGCACACTCGAACAGTTGCCACTCGCTACCCATGATCTCGCATATTGGAAAATGCGGCATCAGCAGATCAACCCAACTCAATACGAACAGAACCTCAGCCCAGAACAGGAATAAATATATGTGCAAACTAACTATACTCACGGGTCACGACCCAAAGACAATGCCAGCCCTCGTCCATCGGATATGGACTGAAATGGCTAAAACGGAACATGACGGCTTCGGAGCCGCATGGCTATCGCCCAAAGGCAAAATCATGACAATCAAGTCATCGTCGCACCAAAGCGTAAAAAATCTGCCGAGCTACTACGAGGGATTTGCACAAGGGCATTTCTCGCCAAGCAACGGCGGCCCACTCCTTATCCACGGACGCACCGCAACGTGCAACGTGGACATCGAGAACACGCACCCGATCAAAGTCGGACAAGCCATCATCATCCACAACGGGGTTGTTGATTCCACAAAATACAAAAACTTGCACTCGACGTGCGACTCCGAACTAATCCTCCAAGCCTACCAAGCCGCAGGGATGCAAGAAGTCGCGGCAGAAATCACGGGCTATTATGCCTTCGGCATCCTGCACCCAAAAGGCAAAGGTTTGCTCACGATTGCAAGAGATGATCGCGCACCGTTATTCGGCGGCATCACAGAATTCGGAGAGGTCTTTGCAACAACGCAAAACCTAGTCGAAATCACGGGAGCCACCATCCGAGGCAAGATCAAAGACAACGTATGCATGACGTTCCAAAACAACGTATACATCGGCACCGAGAAATTCACCCCCAAGCGCAAAGTCATCACGACCTACTCCATGGCACAAGTAGAGCGCAGCATGGGTCAACAATCGGAACTAATGGCAGAATCGGCCTACGGCCAGCTATACAACCGTTCAACAAACTGGAGGCAAGATGAAGCTTGATTGGATTAACTTCATCTCAGGCATCATATTTGCACTAATCTGTTTCTACATAATCATTTCCAGTAGAGACGATTAAGCAATACAAGGGCTAGCGGCTTACACCCGCTAGCCCTTTTTTTATACCAAAATTTTTTCCAAGCAGCTTGCTAGCTGCTTGGAAACAAGCTGTTCCAGCTTGCCGCCCCTATCGGGGCTAAAAAATGCACCAAACAATTCAATCTCCAAGACAATCTCCAATTCAATCTCCAATTCAATCTCCAAGACAAAACTAGAGCGGCTACACCTACGGCTCCGCCGCACAATCCAATAAGACCCACCCCCAACTGCTGAGACGCCCCTCAAGGGGCTGGCAGCCAACCGCCACAAACTCCTGCCCACAAATCTCCTGCGGCACACATACCAATGACACAAGATACAGGAGGAAGGGAACAGAAGGCCCTACCAAGACAAGTAGGAGGGTTCGACCAAGGCAAGCGGAACAGGCAGTGCAACCCTTTCCTCTCACACCTAATATCTCACGCACGCCCCCAGCAATACAAGTAATATCTCCCAAGTAGCTGGCAATTACCACGTTAGCTATCTGCAGGCATAGGGGGGGAGGGGGTCTACCATTAATATGTAGCGTGCGTATAGATATGGTTAGAAGCCAGATTAAAAAAATTGCAGATGTTGGCCTGCTGGTGGCTACTCCCCCTAGGGTATAAAGCTAAGATACTCCTTATAGGTGGTATGGATGCCGCAAAAAAATTGGCTTTTCTTATCACGTTTATTTAACGTGTAAAGGAAACGAGTATATGCTTGACACAGATGTTGTTAGGGGGTAGGATGCTGGGATGGATAAGGAATACGTTCTCCCCGTGATCGCATCAAGTGTGGCAGCGCATGGGGGGAATGGTGCGCTTACGGAAAGCAAGCGGCCTAAAGAAGCTGTGCTGGCGTTAGAGAGACTGTGTCAGGGATGGACGTTTGAGGAGATACGCAAAGAGACAGGTTTGTCCTTTAATGCTATTAGTAGTTTGAAGGCGCGGAATGAGGTGGCTATGGATGTGCGGCGGCAGCAGCTTGCGGCAGATGGGTTTGAGATAGCGGAGAAGATGCGCCTACTAATTGCTCAGAAGGCTGAGATGTTAGCGAATGATGAGGAGGCAATGAAGAAGGTGAACATCCGCGACCTAGTGCTGCCCTATGGTATTGCAATGGATAAAGCGTTACAGAGCTTAGGCGAGGCTAAGGTGGTAGTGGAGCATAGGTCTGGTAAGCCTTCCTTAGAGGATGCTGTTGCCGCCATCAATGCTGCTAAGGCTTCTTTGATTAAGGATGCTATTCCTGTGGAGAGCTTTGTAGTGCCGCCAGCCGCATGAAGTGGAAATCACACCCAGTGCTTTGTCCGCCGACGCCTGATGAGATGGCGCAGATGGAGCCTAGCAAGTTGCTGGAGCTGTGGGAGATATATCATTCGTCCATTGCTAACAGCGAGCGGGACAGCTATCGGTATGGCTTTGTCCTGCCGCATTGGAAACAGGCTGACCAGCAGCTTGCCAAGTTTACAGAGATATTGATTAGTGGTGGTAATCGTTCTGGTAAAACAAGTTATGCAGCTAGGGCTGTAGTGCAGGCGGCGATTGAGAACCACGGCAGCGTCATCATGTGCTTCAGCCAAAACGCCGACGTATCTATCCGTCAACAGCAGAGTGCCATCTATGATGCTTTGCCAGAAGAATATAGAAAGAAAATGCTAGGGGCTGAGGAGAATGTTAGCTACACAAGAAAGAACGGCTTTAGCAAAGGGAGTTTGATTCTGCCTAATAGTCTTTCGCAAATAATTTTCAAGACATACGCGCAGTATTTGAACAACGATACGATCCTGGAAGGTGCTGAGCTGGGCTGTAGGGATGCTAAGGTAGTTAATATTGGGGCATGGTGCGACGAGTACTTGATTGGGCCAGACCTTCTTAACACCCTTAGATTCCGTTTGGCTACCCGCAATGCTAAGATGATTGTGACGTTCACTCCTATTGATGGATACACAGAGGTAGTGCGCGACTACATTGGTGGGGCCACAACGGTAGAGAGCAAGCCAGCAGAACTGCTTGGTGGACGGATGGTTAGCACTATTCAACATTCCAAGAATCGTAATGCCGCCGTTATCTACTTCCATACCAAGGACAATCCCTTTGGCGGCTATGACCGTATTGCCAAGGACTTAGCTAATAGGCCAGAAGAAGAAATCTTGTGCCGTGCGTATGGTATTCCCACCAAAAGCTTTAGTTGTCAATTCCCTAATTTTAGTACGGATGTAAATGTCATACCCCACGAAAAAATTCCTAGAACAAACGTCACTAGGTACATGGTGCTAGACCCTGCTGGCCGCAAGAATTGGTTCATGTGCTGGATAGCCGTAGACGAAACAGAGACGTATTACATCTATCGGGAATGGCCTGACGTTGCTACAGGAGACTGGGCTAAGTGGCATGGCGGCAAATGGATCGGCGGCGAAGGGTCTAAGGGGCTAGGCTATGGCATCAAGGACTATGTTAATCTAATCACTACCTTAGAGTCTGATGGTAAGGAGAACATCTTCGAGCGGCTGATTGACCCACGCTTAGGCGCGGCCAAGTATCAGGGGCAGGACGGAGCTTCTTCTATCATCGAGGACTTGTCTATGGCTGGCCTGACGTTTGTTCCTGCGCCCGGACTTGATATTGAGGACGGCATCCAAGCCCTCCAAAGCAAGATGGCTTACAATAAAAAAATTCCAATAGATGGCGTTAATCGCCCACACCTTTATGTATCCAACCGTTGTCAAAACATTATCCAAGCGTTCCAAGAATACACAGCCGAAGGCGGCCCCGACGAAGCGTGGAAAGACCCCATCGACGTATGCCGTTATGCTGCCATTGATGGAATCCAATTTGTTAAGGAAAATAAGTATGATGTACAAAAAATTAAAGGAGGCTATTAAATGAGTGCTATTCGTATCACAGACTTGGCTAAGGAACTAAACGTATCTGTTAATGAGTTGATGGTATTAAAAACCAATAAGCTCGACGAGACAGATTACAAGGGCGTTGGTAAAAACACATGGTTTAACGATGCTGGCATTGCCAAGATTCGTCTAGCCATTGAAATCCCATTGGCTGTCCCAAATCAATTTGTAGGCATGGTGCTGTCTAGTGCCAAGAATCCCAATTGGGTGTATTGTGAGATTGTAGGGATTGGCGGCAAAAAGCCTGTAGCCATCCCACGCCGCTTGCGTGGTAAACTGTTGAATAAGCGTATTCCAATTCACGCTATCACTGATGCCACTGGGACAACCTACCGCCATGCGCTCCTCACGGGATATAACTAATAATCCCGACTGGATTTCAGAGCAAGTAGATAGACTCCTTGGCTTTGAAATGCTTTGTAAACTCCTCACTGCTGACCCTCGTCCTATCCCGCCCGGTAGTCTGGCTGATAAGATTGGGGTGTATAAAGGATATTCCCACACAATTCTTTCCGATATTAGAACCCGCCAATTAAATGGATAATAACGACAAACAAGAAGCCCTGACATACGCCAGCAAAAAGCCAGACATTACAGTGCTGCGCGATGCGTATGAGCAAACAGTTAATGAACTAAGTAGCTTCTTTGACACTTGCCGTACTAGCTATGATGACCGTCGTAATTATTGGCCGGGCAAGAGCCGCGACCTACGCAAACACGGGGCTGATGCGTTTCCTTGGGAGGGTGCGGCGGATACAGAGGCGCACGTTATTGATGAGCGCATCAATGCGTATGTTTCTATGTTTATTTCGTCCATGTCTCGCGCTAACATTCGCGCCTATCCTGTAGAGATTACAGACATTGGTAGGTCAAAGATTGTAAGCAGCTTCCTCAAGTGGATGGTGTCTTCTTACATTCCTCGTTTTAAGAAAGAGATGGAACTGGCCGCCAATTATTTATTGGAGCGTGGCGTTCTTATCACCTATGTAGGCTGGCAACGTGAGAACAGCACCTACTTGCAAAAATTAGACTTAGCGCAACTAGCTCAAGCCGACCCGAATCTAGCCAAAGCTGTGCTAGAGGGAACCGCTGATGACCAGCTCATTGAGATGCTGCGCTCTGTCTACCCTCAAGTGTCTGATAAACGTGCCAAGCGTGCATTGAATGAACTCCGCAAGAAAGGCGTTGCCGAGATTCCTGTTGTGCGTCGCCAGATTGACTGTCCTCTAGTCAAAACCCTTAGCCCTGATGGGGACTTCTTCTTTCCGTCCTACGTTACAGACCCACAGCGTTCGCCCTATTGTTTCTGGCGCACCTACTACACAGCCCAAGAGTTGCAGAACAAGGTTGGCACAGAGGGCTGGGATAAAGAATGGGTGGATTACGTCATTGAGCATTATCGCGGGATTAAAGTGAACGCGATTGAGACAGAACTAAATGGCCGCCGCAACTATGGCTTCACCACACAGATTTATGAGGCCAATGAACTCATTGAAGTGGTGTATGGCTACCAACGGTTGATTGACAAAGAAGACAACTCCGAAGGTATCTATTGCACCGTATTCCATCGTGACTTAGACCGCAAAAAAGAGGCGCAAAATGTTCCTGCTTATGCCAAATTTGAGCTGATGAACGGCTACGAGGATTATCCTGT